AATTTCCAACTTTTCCTTTAATCCATCCTCCAGCACCTGAAATACCATTCCACAAACCTTCAACAATATTTCTTCCAATGTCAGCAACTTGTCCTGGTAATCCAGTTATTCCGTTGATTACGTTGTCACAAATGTTTTTCGCAGCCTCAGTAGCCTTGTTTCCTATATCTGTTGCAAATTGAGATGCTTTGTTGATTGTGTTCTGAAACCATTCCCAAACTTTTCCAGGCAATTCTTGAATAAAATTAATTATATTAGTTATAAAATTGCTTCCAATTTCTTTTGCTTTATTATAAGTATTTATTCCAAATGTTTTTATATTTTCAAAAGTATTAGATAAAAAAGACCAAATTTTTCCTGGTAATTCTTTAACAAAATTAATTACCCCTTCAATTATTTTTGGAACTTCTGTTGTAACCCAATTCCAAGCATCTATTCCAAATTGTATAATATGTCCTATCATTTCGCCAATAAAATGTCCTATATTATAAGGTAACTCTTGAAACCATGTAATTACTGAATTTATAAATTCTTGAACCATAGTAATAAAATTGTTAAAAGCTTCTGGAATAGTTTCCGTAAAAAATGAAACAATAGAATCCCAAACACTTTTTAAAGCTTCAGGTATTGTTTGCGTAAACAATGTTTTTAATTCTTCCCAATGTTCTTTTATTAATACAATAAGGGTAGTCACTACTGCAATTACTGCAGCAACAATACCAGCTATTAACGCAGGAACTCCCAAAATAATCGCACCTACTGCAGCTAAAGCAATCCCAATAATCATCAAAGCTTCTTTAATCCAACTAAATCCATTTTTTAACATTGAAATAAAGCTTGTAACTGCTGTTGCTATTCCTGCAATAACTAAACCTATTCCAGCTATTGTTGAGCTCGCAGCAGAAATGACTCCTTTAATAGTTTTAATTGCTGAAACTATTTTTGGTGCATATGTCATAACCTTTCCAACAAAAATAGTGAGCTTACCAATTGTAATTAATAATGGAGCTAAAACTGCTGTTACTGCCAATCCAGTTACTATCATCTTTTTGGTTTCATCATCCATTCCCGAAAATTTGTTAAGTAATTCTTTTAATTTGTCAGCAAAATCTTGAACTACTGGCAATACTACTTCCGCTAATTGTATTCCAATTTCTTTAAATGTTTCTTTAAGTTGTCCAATTTTGGCAGCAGTAGTTTCATATCTTTTTTGAGATTCATTTGTTAAAGCACTATTTTCATCCCAAGCAGAATTTGCTATCATTAATGAGTCATTCAACAAATCACTAGCATTTGCCATTCTCTTCATAGTGTCTGCTTGCCTAATGCTTGAAATTCCAAGTTGGTCAAGCAATACATTCAAATTTCCACCTTCATCTTGAGTTTGAGCCATTCCTTTAATGACCGCTTGAATTGCAGACATTGTATCTTCCTTCCATAACTTAGAAAAATCTCTAACACTCATTCCAGAAGTTTTTGCCCATGTTTTTAAATTTTTACTATTTAATGAAACATCTTTATCAATTTGAGTCATTACTTGAGAAATTGCTGAACCTCCACCTTCAGCCTCCAATCCAACACTTGCAAGTGAAGCTGATAAGGCAAGAATTTGTTGAGAAGTTAATCCTATTTGAGAACCTGAACTTGCTACTCTCGATGCCATTGCCATTATTTTTGCTTCACTTGTAGCACTATTATTTCCTAAAGCAACAAGAGAAGAACCAAACCTATCGACCGTAGACAAATCTTTTCCCATTATATTATAAAATTGGGCTATCGCTGTAGCTGCTTCATCTGCTGATAAATTAGTAGAATCTCCTAATCGTACCATTGTTTCAGTAAACGCAGAAACATCTTTTACTCCAACACCAAGCTGACCAGCTGCCTCTGCTACCCCTGCAATTTCTTCGCTTGCAGTACCAGTTTTCTTTGCTAAATCTAAAATTGACTGTCTAACATTTGAAAGTTCTTCATCAGTTCCATCAACTGTTTTTGTAACGCCAGTCCAAGCCGTTTCAAAATCCATTCCAGCTTTTGTAATCCCCACAAGTGCAGTTGTTGCAATTGCACTAACAGGTGCTAATTTTTTCCCAATATTTTCTATTTTAGAACCAAAAGACTCTATTTTTTCTCCAGCCAATGCAATTTTTTGAGCTGTAACAGAACCAAAATCTGACATTTCTTTTTTTGCATTACTTAATTTATCTTTAACAATTACTATTTCTCTAGCTAAAGCATCATATTTTTTTTGTTGTTCTTCTGTTAAGACATTTCCTTTTGCTACATAATCGTTGACATCTTCATATTGTTCGTTTAAATATTTCAACTCTTTTTCTAATGAGGCGATTTCATTTTTCAAAGCCTTTTCTTTTTGGGTTAAAATTTCTGTGTTAGAAGGATCAAGTTTTAATGCTTTATTTATTGCGGTTAATTCTTTAGCAAAACCATTAACTACTTTATTGACATTAGTTAAGGCTTTTTGAAGTCCCGAAGTATCTCCACCAATTTCAACAACTATTCCTTTAATTTTTGAACTTGCCATTTCATCCTCCTATCTCAAAAGATTATCTATATCACTTTGTGAAGCTTTTTCTTGATTATTTTCTTCTAAATTAAAAGAAAGTAAAATTTTAGCAACATCTTTATAGTCCAACTGTTTCAAGTCTTCTATTTTAAGTCCAACCTGTAAACAATTAGCAATAAACTTATGTTCTTCTAAAAAATTACTTTCTTTGTTATTTTTCTTTACTTTTGAAATTGCTTCAATTAGTTCTTTATCCACAAAAGGAATTTACTGCAAATTCAGTTACCTCAGCAATCCAACTGTCTGCTAAATTAATTTTCTCAATTCCAGTTAAAAATTCTTCAAAACTTCCAATTTTTTTATTTGCAGTATAAATCAATATATAAGCTATTTTTTCAACTACATCAATAAAATCATCAAGTTTATTTAAGATAGCCATATTAACAGCTTCAGTTATTTCTTCTTCTGACCTGCCAGTCATTTCTTTTTTTATTCTTTCTTGCTCTGAACTAAACTCTTGCAATGCACCTAAATCTTCAAAAATACCTTTATTGAAAATCCTCTTATACTCAAATCTAGTATAAGCATTGCACGCAACTTCATATTCTTTTCCGCAAATTGTTATTGTTTTCATAAATTACCTCCTACACACTAGCTGGGCTTTCATATACTTCAGAGAAAAAGCTATTATATATCTCTGTATTTGTAGAACTTAATGGCAACACAGCTTTAACTTTTCCATCTGTAGAACGTGGGCTCATTGTTAAGTCCATAGTAGCAGTTTTGACTTCTACATTATCCTCTTTAGTTGAATATTCTATTTTAGGTCTAGTAGCTAAACAATCATAGAATACAACTCTACTTTTTGTTGGGTCTCCATCAATTTCGCACATAAGAGCAAATCTTGACTCTTTATCTCCACTATTTTCCACAATAGCTCCATTTGAATCTTGTGTCATTCCCATTATTGTTGTCAAAAATTCATTTGGAACATCTGCTATTTCTAAACTTCCTGTATAACCATTTTTTGCAGTTGATACATAATATTTTGTGTCATCAGCATAAAAAGGATTTGTATTTCCTTCTGGGTCTGCTGAAAAATTAACTCCGCCTAAAACCTCAAATGGTGTTGCATATGTAATAGCTCCTTCACTTTCAGTTAATTTTGCAACATGAACGTTTTTAAAACCAAATTTTACTGATTTACTCATTTTTTAATTCCTCCTTAATAAATTTCAAAAAAATAACTCACTTGCCAAATGTGTTCATCTGACAAATAAGTTTCTTCAGTTTTTTCCCAAGGAATATCTCCTAGGATAATATCTTCTATTTTATTTTGTTCCTCTACATTTTTATCAATGTAAGTATAATCTAATTGCATCTGCGCTTTCTTCAAATACACTTTATCATCTGCTTTGAAATTGTTCGAATCTTGTGTAATAGCAATTAAATGTGGAGGTTCAACTGGATGCTTGAAAACTCCGTATGCATATTGGAAGCCTTGAGCTTCACATCTCGTTTTTAATTCTTCTAATGTCATTTTTTCGACCTCCTTCTAATTCTTTCCTCGACTAAATCAACAAATTCTATATTGTATTTTTCCTCGACTGGCCTTATGTGTGGAATTGCTCTAGTTCTACCGCCATTTCGTGTCGCATGTCCAAATTCTAATAAGTGAGTTAATTGGTAGTTTGTTTTGTTCCAAATAACTTTATGGTATTTAGTAGGACCTTTCTTCGAGATTTTAGTTGACCAACCTTTGTAGTATTTTGGATCTCTTGCAATTTTTCCTTTTGGACTAGTCTGCTTCAATTCATCTCTTGCCTCTTTAGTTACTTTATCAGTAACCTCTTCAACATCTTCTTGAATATCTTCTCTGTACTCTTCTAAATATTCTTTTATAAATCCAGCCAGTTCTTCTGGTTTAATAGATTTAGACATTTTTTACTTTCCTTTCACAAATTAAAACAACTTCATCGGCAAACGGTTCTTGTGTACGAATTACAGTATAGGTAGTTCCCATATACACAAGCTCTTTTTCACCTGAATAATTAAGAGAGCTAGTTCTCAACCTTAATTCAGGCTTAAAACCTTGCTCTCTTGCTTCATAAAATTCCTTTGAATATATGTCTTCTACCTTAACAGGTATTTCAACCTCTGTCGTAGTTTCTTTTTCAACACCAATACTGTCAGATTCAATTTGAGTAGATAATAATTTACAACTTACATCACGCATCACTATCTACCTCCAATTTATAATTTGAAGATAAAGACAAATTACCACATAAATCTTTGTAAGTCTTTTGTGCTAATTCTTTTTCTTTAATATCTACCATTCCAAATGTAGCTTTTACAAACATAACTATTGCACCTTGTATAAGTCCATCAGTTATATTTCCTGCTACATCTATGTTCTGTCTTACCATATCTGATACTGCAGCATCAATCCACATGACTATTTCATCATCTTTAGCTGTTGCAGTACTCACAACTGATAAGCATTGTTTTACAAGTGCACTCATTTCATTTGTATGTGAAATTATATTAGATATCTGTAAGTTTTTTATTTCATTATATGTCATTTGTCTTTATCCTCCTTTTCTATACTGTTGCTGCTTTTTTAACTCTTACAAATCCATTGTACTTAGAAACAGTTCCACCTATAATTACATCTCCTCTGTATGCTACCATACCTTTTTTGAAGTTGTAATCTCTACTTTCTTCTATCTCTAGTGCAGAGAATATAGGCATTTCATAACTTGATAACGAACCATAAACAAGAGTATATTTGCCTGTAGTTGTATTTGTATCAGATAATACACCACATGCAGAATTTATTATGTAAGGTACTTCTAATCCACCATTTGCATATGCTATTGTTCCTGTTTGCCCATTTCTTGTTACTTTATAAACAAATTTATCATCATCAGTTTTAACTTTTGCAAATTCTTCTAAGTCTTTTTTAGAAAGAATTAAAACTTGTTCTGATTCTACTGATTCATCTCCACCGTAAGCAAATACGATTGTGTTTAATGTATCTATATCTATGCCACTTAATGAAATATCCACTGTTCCTGTTGATGTAGGCATTACTTTTACATCAGCATTGTAAATACCTTTTATTGTGTTTGTTGTTCCTGCACCTATAATTACTTGTTTTCCTATTTTCTTTCTTATAGAGTCTCTAACTCTTTTTATTACTAATGCTTGGTAATTAGCATTTGGTAATTTAATAGCTTCTTTTGAAATTTCAGAATATGCTGTTATTTTTGCTCTACCTGTTTCAACATAATCTGTTACTGGGTCTGCATCTGCATAGTCAGCATTTTCTCCTGTATAGTCACCTTCTCCATAAGATTTTTCAAATGGTACTGAATAACTTTCTCCTCCTTCTAGTGGAATTGAATTTACTCTATCAACTAATCCTGATACACCTTCAAAACTTTCATCTATTGTGTTTTTGTATTTCTTAGGAACTAATAATTTTCCACTAGAAACTACTGTTGCTCTTTCTTCTAGTTCAACTTTTATTTTTTTACCTGCTTTTAGGTCTGCTCCTCTTTGCTCTAAAACATTTTGTTCTTTTTCTTCCATTCTTTCTTCCTCCTTGATTTCTGGCTTTTTGATTTCTTTAATATTAGCTGTATCTAAACTTCTTGCTTCTAAATTTTCAACTGTTTCTCTTAATAGACTTCTTTCGTCTACTTTTTCTTCTGTCTTTTCTTCTGCTTTTTCTTCTTCGATTGTTTCTTTTTGAAGTGCTTCTACCTCACTTCTTAATTGTTTTAATTCTGTCTCGTCTTTAGCTTCATCAATAGCTGTTAATAGTTCAGCTTTTCTTTTTTCCATTTCTTGTTTTGTCATTTTAAAATCTTCCTTTCATTTAATTTTTTAACAGTTCTACCACCGCTTCTATAAAACTCTATTAGGCTCTACCGCACTAAAAAAGAGCAGTTCTACCACCGCTCTTCGTTCGAGATTATAAACTTAATAATAATTTTAATTTTTCTCTTTCCAATTTTAACTTGTCATTTTCATA